GACGGATTGCCTAGATAACCAAACTCATTATTCTTTAACTTTTGCATCAATCACATTATCTCTATCTAATAAAAGTCTTTGTAAGTCTGTTGTACTACCTACAAACATATTATTATTCGTCACATTTTTTTGTTTCTCAGTTTCATCAGCTGTTAAATCTTTCTTTTTCTTTTGTAAAGACATAAGCTTTTCAGTAGTATCACCGATATTTTTTATTGTTTGAGCAAGTACTTCAAACGCTCTTGGATGTTCAGATTCTCTTGCTAATTCAGCAAGTACATCCATTGAACGAGTACCAGTATATATTAAGTCTTTATAAGTTTTACGCGAAAACTCATAATCATCTTTAATATCTTTATCTATTTTGATAGGTCTATTTTTAGTAGCTGGCAAATTCTTTTGTAGATTTGCAGCCATCTTTTCTTTTTTATCCATTATCCACCTTCAGTTTTAGTTTCAGTTACTGTAAAACTATCTGCAGTATCTGAACCACCAACAGTAAAGTCCATTTCCTCGAACGTTCTGCTGACATTATCTTTTTCATGGAAGTCTAAATTAACTTCACGTATAATTTTTTGGTCAGCTGTTGGCCCAAAGAATTTCATTTTCATTGTAAAATCTAATTGATAAGTAAGTACTCTTCTTTCAGTAAAGTCTCCCTCGTATTGGTCATCAATACTAATACCGCCAAGTATAACAGAAACATCTTGTTTATAATTAAATCCTTCAACTGGTGTAATGGTAACATTATATTCTGGTTGAAAATACGGCAATATTTGTTCAACAATTTGTAGTCCATCATCTTGATTTTTAGCTAAAATATATAATGACATACCAATATCATAAGAAGTATAATGCTTTATTGTTTTCTTTTTAGTAATATCTGACCCATGTGTTTCCGATATGATATTTCTCTTAGCCATTTTTTGAGTAGTGTCTAATGTAATACCTGTTATATCAAACGCCATTCTTGGTAATTTAATGCCCATCGATGAAGTAGCGCTGCTATCGATACGAGCTAAATATTTTTCTTTAGGACCATAAGCAAGAGGAACTCTTATCTGGTTTATAGTACTGCCATCAGCTTTTTTTCTTACTACTTGAATATTATTAAATAGTGTACCAAATACAGCCACTGATTTTCTCATTGTTGAATGATAGAAATGGTCTCCAAACATTAGTAAGTCTCCGATGGGTCACCAAATGGATTTGATTCTGAGAAATCAATAAATCCATCTGCATCTATTTCAAATTCTACGTTTTGAGCTTGTTCATCTGTTGACCAAGAGTTACCTGTGGTATCTGTGACATCGCTATATACTTTAGCAATAATACCACTATAAGTTGATGTATCTCCTGTTATTGTTCCGCCTTGAGTAAATGATTTAGCATCTGTTGAACCTGTTGTTCCAATATTAGATACCCATATTTTACTTAATATGTCTGATGATTTAGTTCTTTGTTGAACTTCGCCAAATACAATTACATTAGGTGTGACACTTGAATCTACAGTTTGTCTTACAATTTCACCAACTTCGAAATGTGTTCCACCAGAAATAGTTACATCAATTGGCAATTGATATCCTTCTACAGATACTGTGTCATCTATATCTACAATACCAGTTTCGAAATCTTCGTCATTGTATTCAAACAATGAACACTTCATAGTATAGACTGGTAAATTTGATAATTGATAAAATGGTTGTTCGTCTTCAACAAAACTAATTTCAAAGAAATTATTTGTCATTGGTAAGAAGATTAAATCTCCTTCCATTGGTCTTGGATTTTCCACATTAGCAGAAAAGGTACCAACTTTATCATCCCATCTTCTGCGTGATACTATAAATGTAGCTTCATCTTTTATATCTAAACCAAACTTACTATATAAATCACCAGCACCATCAAAGCCTTCTGGATTATCAATATACATTTCCATAAGGTAAGCATCATCAAATGTTGACGCAGGGTCATCATTTAAAACACTGTCTCTATTTACTATTGTACGTGGAATGTAATAAACATCTTGTCCATATATTCCTAAGGATTCTATTATCAGGTCTTCATATAAGTGTTGTTCACTTTTGACGGCCTGAGAAAAGTATACGTTTCTCGGCATGGTTTATCCTGTCATGAAGTCGACTGGCTGTTCCCAGTTCAATCTAGCTTCTTCCTCTAATCTTGTAATTTCTTCGTTTGCATCATCAAATATTTGACGTCCATTAAATGTTACGCCACCTGGCATTACCATACCCTCGAACTTGATTAAGTTTGTACCCCATTGTCTTTTGATTAATGCTGTTGCATATCTTTTTAAGAAATAATCATTGTATACATCTGTATATGTATCAGGGTCTATTACTCTATAACATTCAATGACTATATAATCATTAACTTCAACTTCATTATCCCAATCCATATCAATACGTAATTGGTTTTTATGTCTTTCAAAGTTAATATGTTTTTCATCTGAATCTATAACTTGGTCTAAAAGCGATAAAAACTGTTGTGACATTACATAATCAGTAAGACTACCCATGAATCCTACTGAATGTATATCATTTAAATGAATTTGATATCTTATATCAAACATATCAGTTGATGATACTGTATCTCTTATAGGCATAACTCTTATAACATCTCTTACTAAATCATTTAAAGTAATGTATCCGTTTTCGATATCACCCTTTGCAATAGATGCTATCACAGCTGTTGCACCTGATGATTCACCAGTTATTGTTTCAGTACTAAATGGCGTGTTCGAATCTTTTAAAGCGCTGTATGTAATCTTATTTCCAGTTGCTGTTTTAATTGTAGCAATTGCTCCAGAATTTGAACCAGTAATCTTTTCTCCTACTGAGAAATTACCAGCAACTGCACCTGTTAATGTTAATTCTGAATTAGTTACTTTATGCTTTAAATGCATTTTTTCAATAGAATCAGCATGGTAAAATTGATAGAATTGAAGAGCTTCGTCTACTCTATCATCTATTTGGTCATCATCAACATTGATTTCTATTACAGGCGCGCCCAAACTTCTTAAGCAGTAATCTATAAATGTCGTTTTTGAATTTGGTTTTGCCATTATTTATTCCTATTATAATCTATTTATAAGAGTTTATCCTTCCAATTTAGTCTCCAGCTGAAGGAACATCAGAAGTTGCCTTTGAAACCACGCCTAAAGTATAAGCTTGGGTTACCTGAGCATCTTCTCCTGTTGCAAGAGCAATACTATTAGCATTACAATGAGCAAGATTTAATCTAAGTATCTCTTCTTTTGCATGCCGTGCTCTTTCTATTGCTGCGTTCGTAATCCAATCGTCTACATCATGTGTGATATATTCCATTGATTTTTTTTCTGTTTCTGTTAATGTTATTGTATAATCCATAATTTTCTCCTATGATAATAATTGTCCACTCATTCTTGAGAGCGCGCCGGCGGCCCCGCCAAGTACAGTAGTAGTTGAGGAAAGTTCTACATAAATTTCTACATAGTCATTTGCCGCTAGTTGTTTAATAATTGTTGAAGTGACCTTTTCGTATTGGTTATTAGAACCAGTTTTAGCAGCCCATCCGCCATAGAAAATATTGCCGGAACCATTTATTCTAATTCCTATTCCTAAATAAGTCTGGCTCTGAGTTGTAGCTTCTAATGATAATTCACCCATAAATAAATAATTTCCAGCTACTGGAGCTGTAAACCTATGATTAGCATTGTTATACCAATTATTTACATCATGTGCTTCACCAGTCCAGTACACCTTTGAAGAACCTCCAGCTTGAGAATAAGTAGCAGCTGGGTAACACATAAATGAAGGCTGTAAAGGCATTGAAATAGTACCATAAACGCCATTAATAGTAAATTTCTTATCAGCTAAAACTGCTGAACCACCATCAGCTGCTGCGTCAACTAAGATATGGAAATCCTGCCTATAGTTTCCATCATTCCTACCCTCTGTAACTAATGAAACTTTTTGGTAAGTAGTACTATTAGCTAAAACTTGTCCTAGTCCAATACCAGCATAACGTCCTGGTGAGTTCATATCATTACTACCAAACATAGCTATTTCACCATTTGTTAAGTGAACTTTAAATGGGTGTTGTGGATTTGCATCTCCGATACCAACATTTTTGTTGTCTAATATAGTCATAGCAGATGTCTGACTACTTGAAAAAACATCAATATTAGGTGAGTTGACCATGAAATGCATACCAGTTGTATTATCATATGCAACAGCAGCATAAGCATCTGTACTGTACTCACTTTGGAAAACCAATGTAGGAAAATTGTGGCGTAAGACCATTGATCGACCCCAACCTCCGCTCATAGCCACACCACCGTTTACTTCTAAAGGTGCGTTTGGACTAGTATTTCCAGTTCCTATACCAACATAGCCATTTTGGTCTATTCTCATAGCTTCGTCATAAGTTCCTGCATTATAAGTAGCAAAAGTTAAACCTCCACTATTTAACGCCGTACCTTGAATAGATGATATCCTTCCTACTTCAACTGCAGTTGATGTGTTGTTCCAGAATTGAATCATTCCATTTTGATTTCCAGCATTTGTAGTTCTATTACCAACTAACTCTAAAATATGACAA